CGACGAACCGTGCTGTATGAGCGACGAACAGAGTATGGTCATGGTATGTTCTCACTGTGTTCCCTCTCTGTTCTCTCTGCCGTGGGGCGTTCCCTTTTTGTTCCGGGGGTGCCGGGGGAGGGGTGAACTCGCGCGGGTGTATAGTGGCGTACCGGGCACCCTCTCGGATTATATAAAAAATTCAGCATTTGACAATATACCCTATTTTCGATTTTAAGGCACCCTACAGCGTCATTTCACTTTTCTGGTAGTCCGGTGCCACTCAACTCTCTTTCGCTTCTCCTAGGCCTATTTCTGGCCAGAATAGAATATACTTGACAAGGAGGCTCCCTACGGTCGCCTGTCGGCGTGTATGTACACCCCCGCGCCCCCTTAGAGAAATACCTTAAGGTTTCTTCTTCTTAAATATCTTTCTCTTAATATATTCTTCTTATAGTATATACTTATATAAGAGATATTATATCAGATAAAAATTAAAAAGTCAAGCCCCTTGTGATCCTCTTCTTTGTCGTTCATCTTCTCCGTCGTCGTCCTATCGGACTCCTCCTCGTTTAATAAAAAAAAATTAACCATTTTGTACGATTTATCTTGACATTGGACGCTAAAAATGGTATAATATTGGTAGAAGGTAGGGAGATACGCATGGCATATCTAGAACCGGGATCAGAACCGCCCACGAAAGGAAAGGGTTCTCAACTCGGCGCTAAGATGAAAATCTTCGTAGAATGTTTCTTAGCTGATCCGCAGCGTAACGCTTCGCGAGCTGTGATCGAGGCCGGATACAAAACAAAAAATCCGAACAGGATGGCGACAGAACTACTCCGTCACCCACTCGTAAAGAAAGCTATTGACGAGGGAGACTCAGCCCGTAGAGAACGTATGGAGTTCTCCGCTGATTTCCTCCTCATGAAATTGATGGCGATTATCAACGATCCCGACGTAAAGACTAACGACATCCTCCGAGCTATCGAGCTTGCTGGTAAGTCTATCGCTCTCTGGAAAGAACGCCAAGAGATCAGCGGTCCTGACGGTGACGCAATCAGAGTTCAGGAGCAACGAATTGAACAAGAGGTCAATGATTTCAAAAGCCGAATTGCTGGCATTGCTGCCCGTGGAGGAGCAGGAGGAGTTCTACCGTTCCCTAAGCCCGGCAGCTCTAGCGAGTCTTAAGTACGATTGGGATTTCTGGTCCCGCCCGAACCAGCTTCCTCCCGAAGGAGACTGGAACACTTGGTTAGTCATGGCAGGCCGTGGTTTCGGCAAGACAAGAATGGGATCAGAATGGATCAGGAAACTGGCTCACGACTTCCCCGGTTGCCGCATTGCCCTAGTCGCTGAGACTGCGGCTGATGCCAGAGACGTTATGATCAAGGGTGACTCTGGTCTACTATCCGTAGACCCCACCCTAGACGATGATTGCTGGTCTCCTACCAATAGGTGTTTATCGTGGCCGAATGGATCACGAGCTTTCACCTACAACGGTACGACACCTGACCAGCTCCGTGGTCCTCAGCATCACTTTGCATGGGTTGACGAACTTGCTAAGTTTGAATACATGCAAGAAGCATGGGACCAGTTACAGTTTGGCCTCCGCTTAGGAGTACATCCTCAGTGCCTCGTTACTACGACTCCTCGTCCTCTTCCGCTTATCAAGAAATTGGTGGCCGACCCGGACACAGTTGTTACTCGTGGCGCAACCTTGGACAATCAAGCGAACCTCGCTAAGAACACCATCAAACAACTATACGACAGATATGGCGGTACTCGTCTAGGTCGTCAGGAGCTTGAGGGTGAAGTCCTTGAGGATATTCCCGGCGCTCTTTGGAGGCGAGAGGATATTGACAGTGGTAGACTTAATTCAGCCCCGGATGACCTTGAGCGAGTTATCGTTGCTGTTGACCCTGCGGCAAGTTCAGAAGAACGATCAGATGAAAATGGGATCGTCGTTGTTGGCCTTGCTAGAGATAAAGATGGCTATGCTAGGGGATATGTCCTTGAAGACGCTTCTATCCGAGGGACTCCTGAGGAATGGAGTCGAAGAGCCGTACAGATGTACAGAAAATGGGAAGCAGACCGAATTGTAGCGGAGAAGAATAATGGTGGAGAAATGGTGGAGACAGTCATCCGAACAGCCGACCGATCCGTTCCTGTCAAACTTGTACACGCTACAAGAGGAAAAGTCGTTCGAGCGGAGCCTATCTCTGCACTCTATGAGCAACATCGCGTCCATCATGTCGGACAGTTTGATGAGCTTGAAGACCAAATGTGCTTATTCAGTATTGACAATGTACGCAACAGCTCCACGGGTTCTCCAGACCGCGTCGATGCTCTTGTGTGGGGTCTGACTGAAATCTTTGATAAGATCGCTGGCCGTCGTAGGCTACGTGAAAAGGTAGGTACTAACACAAAAATAACTAAGTTCGCCGAAGCGGTCTCAGGCCGTAGCGATACAAGTTGGATGGCAGGCTAATGGGACAGAAGTACGACTATGAGGCCTGGAAGAAAAAGCACAATATCGTTGAAACCCCCGACTATAACACAAGAGATGCTTATCTTGCAGGACTGACTCCTGATGATAGGGGGCATCTGCCTGACACCTTCAAAATGCCAAACCATATAACCTATTCTGATGAGAGTATTTACTCCAAACAGAAGGACGCCCCGATCCCTGGAAAGTGGAGAGGCGATGATAAAAGTGGATGGATATTTTATGCTTCGCCTACCAATGTCCAGAACGCAGGAGGAATCCAAAACCTACAAGAGTATTTTAGTACAAAAGAACCAGATTCGCAGTTAGTTTTACCAGACTACGGTTTTAATTTACAGAATTTAGTGAGGCGTAATAAATGAATGAAATCGAGAATTACGCCGAAGACTCTCGCGAGGACGGCGAAGAGAAGTTGGAAGGCGGTCTAAAGGATACTATCAGCACTGAGGGTGCTGTTGATCCTGACTATGTTCCAGAGGGTTTCAAGTCTGTCGAGGAGTTTCTCCAAGACATGCGTGAAGAGTACGCTGCGGACGTAGAGTTCGACCGCATCAATAGGGAACAGGCGCTCGATGACAAGAAGTTTTCTGCTGGTGAACAGTGGGACCCACTTGTTCTTGAGCAACGTAAAGGTCTTCCCTGCCTCGTAATTAACAACATCCCACAGTTTACCGCGCAACTTGTCGGTGACTGGCGGGAGTCCAGAAAAGCTATCAAGGTCGTTCCCTCGAATGACGAGGATGTCGATATTGCCTCTGTCCGAGGCGACCTGATACGCTCCATTGAGATGCAAAGTCGCGCCAATCGCGTCTATGACTCAGCGTTTGAGAGCCTCGTCCAGTGTGGGGACGGCGCATTCCGTGTCTCAGTGGAGTATGCTTACGATAGCATCTTTGATCAGGATATTTTTATTCGTCCTATCGAAGACTGCCTCGCAGTTGTGTGGGATCGCATGTCTATTGATCCTACTGGTCGTGACGCTCGAAGGGCGTTCGTTGATGATCGCATTCCGAAGAAAGAGTTTCGCCGTAAGTGGAAAGAAGTCGATCCATCTTCACTGATGGAGGACGAAGCCACTCGCCAGAACATGACCCTCACGGGATGGATTGATGACGACTCTTACCGTGTTACCGAATACTGGCGTCTTGTGGAACGCAAGCGTCTGTACGGCCTCTTTGAGAACGGTAAAGTATTTGCTCTCGATGGAAACAACCTCGATGAGATCATCGCCGTTAATGGTTCACCAGTAAAGACTCGTACGTCTTGGTGCACTTATGCCCAGATGCACCTCGTTACTGGTTTTGCTATTCTTGATGGTCCATATGAATACCAGTTGAACCGACTACCTATCATTCGTATGAGTGGTAGGATTATCAATGTCGGTGGTCGTCGTATCCGTCACGGTATCGTGCGGTTTATGAAAGACCCTGTACGCCTCAAGAACTTCTGGCGTTCGGTTAATGCTGAGCAGTTGGGCTATGCGCCTAAGGCTCAGTGGATCGGACCAGAGAGTGCATTTGAGGGACGCGAAGACGACTTCCGTAAGGCTCACCTATCACGTGATCCTCTCCTGATTTACAATGACGATGCTGCTGCTCCACCCGAAAGAGTTGAGCCGCCGCAGCCTTATGCAGCTTATCTGAATGAGGCACAAGTCAACAGTCAGGATATGAAAGATGTCACGGGTATTCATGATGCTTCGCTCGGTATCCGATCAAACGAAACCTCAGGTCGTGCTATTCAAGCTCGACAAAGAGAAGGGGACATTGCAAGTCTCACGTTCTACGATAACGGGAACGATGCTGTTCTTGAAGCCGGAGACGTAATCAACCAACTGATTCCGCAAATCTATGATGGTACGCGAGTAATCAGAACTATCGGTGAGGACGAGACTCAGAAGTTCATGAGGATCAATGATCCGATGAACCCGAACTCAATTGATCTCTCTGTTGGAACATTCGACGTTGCACTGTCGACTGGCACCTCGTACACTACTCGTAGGGTAGAGGCAGCTCAGGCTATGATGGATGCGATCCAAGTGTTCCCTGCACTGATGACTGTCGCTGGTCCTGAGATTATCAGGGCGCAAGACTGGCCCGGTGCAGATAAGATCGCTGAGAAGATGGAAGAAGCCCGCCAGCAAGGCATGGTCAATCCTGAACAATTCCAGCAACTCCAGCAGCAGCTTCAAGCTCTGCAACAGGAGAACCTCATGCTTAAGGTTGAGAAGAAAGCTCAACAGGATAAGCACGAGATTGATGAATATAATGCTGAAACTCAGCGCATTCGCGCCCTCTCTGATAATGAGGTGGACGGTAATGCGATGGAGATGAACGCAATACAAATGATCCTTGATGGCTCAAGAGCACTTGATGAGCACGACATGAAGCGTGAAGACGCTGAACGTTCTCATGAGTTAGCTCAACAGCAGTTAAGGCAGAAATCGACTCCGGGTGCTACAAGCACTTCCAGTAACCGGACTCAGTCGCAACCTAGGAAGAGCAACGGTTAAAGGACCGCAAACCTTACAATATGAGTACAGAACAAACACCCGTCGAGTCTGTTGAAGACGATCTTGATATCTTTTCTGCTGAGTTCTTTGGCCAGAACGAGGTAGAGCCTGAGCCGGCCAGCTTGGAAGATGATAGTTCGAAATACAAGGACCGCGACGCTAAAGCGAAAGATACTCAGAATATCGAGGATGATGCAGACCTCGCTGATGAGGACGACGACTCGGA